TACCTTAATAATGTATATTTATATTTTCATATAAAACGAGGTGATTAATAGTTGTCATATGTATCAAAAAAAAGAGGAACCCGAAGGTTCCTCTTTAATTAATTATTTAGATTGATGAACTTCTTCAAGAAGTTTTTCAACCAATGTATTCAATTGTTCAATCTTTTGATTTTGCTCTGCCACAGTTGTATTGAGCTCATCAATATGACGTTGCATAGCGACTTTGCTATACTTGTAATCAACACCATCTTTAGTACCTACTTTGTAGGATACACCTGCGTTGATTGCAGAATCTTTACCATTAATGGATGCGCCAACAGTAAACATCACATTTTCATTAGGTCTGTAAGCAGCACCCAATGCTACCGCGGTATTACCACGATAGTGACCAACACCAGCCATCACATCAACTTTGTGCTCTGGGTTATAGTCAAGTGGATGTAACGCAGCTAATGCAGTTGCAGATGCGATACCACGACGAGCTTCTTTTTGATTTGCATCAACTTTAGAAGCTAAGGAATCAACACGACCATTCAAGCCATTCAAGCCTTTAGCTGTTTCAGTAGCAAGAACATTGTTAGCTTTAGCTAAGTCTTTAATAGCTTCAGCGTTTGCTTGAATACCTTTGGAGTTGTTGTCGATTTGGTCAGTGACAGCTTTGTCAAGACCAAGTGTGTAGTTAGTGGAACCATTAGGGTTAGTAGTTGTAGTTACTACAGTGCCGTTACCAGCTGTTACTGTAGTTTTAGCTTTCACTACGTCACCTTGTAATGTGTTGATAGCTGCATCATGTGCTTTAATAGCTTCTGCGTTCGCTTTAACACCGTCAGCGTTAGTTTTAATTGCTTTCGCATTGTCAGCTACTTTAGTATCCAAACCAGTGATTGCATCAGCATTCGCTTTAACGCCATCTGCATTCGCTTTGATAGCTTTTGCATTGTCGTCAACTTTAGTGCTTAAACCAGCTACTGTATCATTAGTTGCTTTAATAGCATCAGCGTTTGCTTTGATACCATTCGCATTAGTTGCAATACCATCGGTTACGGATGCATCTAAGTTGAATTGGATATTGCCATTAGCATCAGTTGTTGTAGTGATATGGTTACCATCTACGAAACCAAGACCTTTAGCTGCTGTAGTAGTATGAGCTGTACCACCAACATTGTAAGCTACATTGATTTTCTCAGCTGCTTTTTCAGCATCGAACTTGAATGTAGTCAAGTCCGCACCACCAGTTGGGTTATTCCAACGTTCTACTTTCACTACATCGTCGCCAGCATAACGATTGCTGGTCTTCGCAATTTCACGAATACCGTCTGTGTTAACAGATACGTTGTAATTAGTAGATCCGTTTTCGTTAGCGGAGCTAGTTACTTCAACTACACCAGAACCAGTTACTGTAGTTTTAGCTTTTACTACATCACCTTTTAATGTGTCGATAGCTGCAGCGTTATCAGCCACTTTAGTGTTCAAACCAGATACTGCATCGTTAGTTGCTTTAATAGCATCAGCGTTAGCATTGATTTTATCAGTTACTGCTGGAGCAAGACCGAATTCATAGTTAGTGGAACCATTTGCATTTTTGCTTTCAGTAACAGTTAAACCATTACCTGCAGTTGCAGATGTTTTAGCTTCAGCGACTTTACGGTTTAATTGTTCCACGTTAACTGCATCAGTATCAACAGTACCTGCTGCAACACCATGGATACGTTGTTCGCCAGCATAGATATTATTTGTTGTAAAAGTAACACCACCATCGTTATTACTTACTCTTAGACCAGTGCGATCGAGTGTCGTATTCTCAAGTATATTACCGTTTTCGATAACGACACTAGTACCACTGATCATAGTGTGTGTATCAACACTATTCACAACCATACCATCTTTACTGATAATTGTATTACTAGGATATATACCTGTATTTGGACCAAATGTAGCACTACCCATATCAGTAAGATTGTCGGACAATGCAATTGTACGTTCACCGTTTGTTGTAGTTGCAGTAAGGTTTTTACCAGCACCACGAACAGCAGAAGCACTTAATGTGTTTACAGCGTCAGCTGTTTTGTTTACTTCTTCTACTACAGCATGTAATTGGCTTCCGTTTACACCATCAGTAGATGTTGCACTTACACGACCTGCTGCCATGTTAGTCAATGTACGAACATAGTTTTCTGGTCGATCAGTAGCAGTAGTGTTAAGACCACCAACTTTGTTAGTAGTACCGATGGATACAGTGCTATCAGCAGTGCCGCCAGCCAATGTATGTTCAGTACCATTTACAAGCATAGTTGCTGTAGATACAACGGTATCAGTTGTGGAGTTGCTACCTAGTGCTACGGAACCAACTACGTCAGCTGCAGCATTGTTGCCTAATACAGCAGAATCAGTTGCAGATGCATTGGAATAGCTACCTGCTACTACACCAGCTTTACCAGTGGAATCGGAATATGCACCGATCACTGTGCTAAAGTCTTTAGTAGCATTATTATGGAAGCCGATTGCAGTAGAAGTAGAACCTTCTGCTTTATTGATGGAACCGATAGCTGTGGAAGACCAACCAGAGGATACTGTAGTAATACCCATGGCGTTGGAATACATACCGCTTGCTGTGGAAGATACACCTACAGCTGTGGAATATGCGTTAGGTGCAGTTGCATTATTACCTAATGCAGTGGATTGGTTACCGGTTGCTTTGGATAAAGTACCAATAGCAGTACCACCCCAATCAGTTGCTTTTGCTTCAGTACCTACAGCAGTACCTAATTCAGTTGCTTCGGAATTTCTACCAATTGCGATACCAGCACCTTCTCTAGTTGTGATGCTAGCGTTGTTACCAATAGCGATAGAGTCAACTGTCATAGCTTTGGAATTAAGACCAATAGCTACGGAGTTATTACCATTCGCTGTTGCATTCAAACCAACTGCTACGGATTTATTACCGTTAGCTGTTACGTTATTGCCAACAGCTACGAAGTTTTCTGAAGTGGAGTTCACGTTAGAACCTACTGCAGTGGAAGTGTCACTGAATGCTACAACAGAATTGTTACTATTGTATGCAACATTGTTCATTGTTGTAGGGATTGTAGCAAATGCGGAACCTGCCACTGCTGTTAATACCGCTGCTGTTAAAAATGTCTTACTTGTTTTCATAATAGTTTCCCCCTTATAGGAATTATAAAAATATAAACCGCTAGCGTAATTGCTAGCGGTTTATTAACAGAAATTATTGTTTAGCCTGCATTTCACGAATGATTGCTTTAAGATCTTCGATCTCTTTAGCCATTGTAGCAGGACTCATATATGTAGATTCTTTCGCACCAACTTTATAGCTGACACCTGCATTGATAGCAGTGTCTTTACCGTTGATGGAAGTACCTACTGTAAACATTACGTTTTCATTAGGACGATACGCAACGCCTAATGCAACCGCATTGTTACCACGATAATGACCAACACCAGCCATAACGTCTAACTTATGGTCTGGGTTATAATCTAATGGATGTAATGCTGCTAATGCGGAAGCACTTGCAACACCACGACGACCTTCTTTTTGAACGTCGTTAATTTTGTTGTTTAAGGCATTAGTACCATTCACAACACGATCGGCTAATTCATTGATTGCTGCAGTATTAAGAGCAATACCGTCTTTATTGGCTTTAATTGCGTCAGCATTTGCTTTGATACCATTAGCATTGTTTGCGATCGCTTTAGTATTATCAGACACTTTACCATTCAAACCATAGATAGCTTTAGCATTTTCGCCAACTTTACCATTTAATCCGTTGATGCCATCAGTGTTTGCTTTGATAGCATTTGTATTATCAGCGACTTTAGCATTCAGACCATCAATACCGTCTTTATTAGCTTTGATTTGGTCAGTTACCTTTGTATCTACCGCTACTAAATAGTTAGTAGAACCATTGGAGTTTACTGTTTCATTTACAGTAACACCATTACCGGCAGATACTGTTGTTTTAGCTGCAGCTACATCGGATTTCAAACCATTAATACCATCGGTATTAGCTTTAATTTGGTTAGTAACGGATTGGTCAAGAGATACTTCAAATGTAGAACCACCATTTAAAGCCATGGATCTTCTAACTTTGATAGGGCCTTTACCAGTCACATCAGTACCAGCTGCTGTTACTCCTACTTGTAAGTCACGAATTGCATCAGCGTTAGCTTGGATAGCATCAGTATTTTTACCAACGCGACCATTCAAGCCATCGATACCATTTTTATTAGCTTCTACTTGATCAGTTAACGCTTTAGCTACAGCAACTTCGTAATTAGTGGAGCCGTCACTGTTTGTGCTATCAGTTACAGTAACACCATTTCCAGCAGTTACTGTAGTTTTTGCTTTGATAATATTCGCTGCGTTTGTAGCAATATTAGTAGCATTTGCTGCACTACGGTCAAATGCATCTTGTAATTGGGAACCATTGATTGCATCTGTGGATGTTGCAGATACTTCACCCGCAGACACGTGTTGGATTTGTCTTGTAAAGTCGTTAGCCCATGGTTCCTTAACAGTTGGGTTTGAGTAGTTTATGCTAACACCTGAGTCTTTAGCACCGATAGATAATACACCCTTATTGTTGCTAACGCCAGCGTACTTACTATCAGCCGCATGCATTTCGCCAGCGGCACTATAAGAGCCTAGAGCAATACTATTTTTTCCAAGGGATTGGGCAGCATAGCCAATAACAGATGCATATTCTGTATTAGCCCATGCATTTGTCCCAATTACTGTAACACCATGACCTTCAGCACTACCCAATGTTAATAATGGAGCGTCATCACCATCTGGAACAACAGAAGCACCTGCTTGAGCACCCGCACCAATAACTACAGAGTCATGGCCCTGAACTATGTTAATGCTACCAATCACAGTATTATTCTTACCGTCAACACTGTTACTATCACCAATAATGGTTGTCATATCAGTTGCACGCTTAATAGTATTCAATGCACCAATAACAGTGGAACGTTCGGTAAGTGTAGTATCTTCTGTCGTATTACCCTTACCGAAGTATGTTGTACGAGTATACTGATCAGACGCATTCTCAGGCAATGCTGTTGTTGTAGCAAATACGGAACCTGTGATTGTTGTTAAAACTACTGCAGTCAATAAAGTTTTCTTCTTCATAATAAAATTTCCTCCTTAAAAAGATTATATAAAATACGTATATGTATAATTCATATACAGCATGATAATATATATTTAAAATTATAGAAATTGCGTTTTATAAGAAGATATATAATTATATCTTCTTAATACCCAATATTGTTTCTAGTTGCTGAATAATTGTATCGGGAACCGTATCTTTATATGACCGTTTAATAGTCGTATCTTTACTGTGAATTTCTAACTCCATAGATAGACTCATCCCTAATAGATGTTTCAAACGACATCTTACTTTTACGTGATCATTCTTAAATAAATACGATTCGATAATACCATATTCAGAACCAGTTTTATTATTAGTAGACCAAGGTAGCCCACGTACTCGTCCAAATGCTTCTTTTATTTCCATCATTTTTCCTCCTTATACGTTCTACCTCTCCCATACTATAGGATTTGATAATCCCCCAATATAGCAACCAATATAGGAATGCTCATATACGTAGCATTCACATGTACTGTATTCACTATATTCTTATTCATATCGTTCTGCATGATCGTAACGCTGATATTATCCAACTCCGTATTGGAATCGTTCATATCAGACCATTCCAGATGAAAGATTAAATCTTCTGTCGCAACATCGATGGACCGATCTCTGCGACCAAGACGTTCACCATATCTTTCATCTAATTCATGGATTAAATGGAAGAAATCCATAGTTTTACCCCTTTTGTTTTAAATCAAGGATGATTGGTTCTTTTTGTGTACGGCTATGTGTCGTAAAGTCACAAGAAGATTCCTTACAGTTCTTACAGATACCCAAATTATCCAAATTGATATAGTTCGGGTATAGTTCGTGAAGAACATCATAGATCTCAATAGCTAATTCTCTATGTTCCAGAGAAGCACGTTTACATACACGTTTCTTTAAGTATTCCATCCATGTACGTAAATTGCCAGAGATCGTTAATCGTACTTTACTACCTAATGGTAGCATGTATGCCGCTTGTTCGTACGGAACACCCATCTTGATTGCCTCATTATAGTTAGCAATAGAGGTTTCAATGGAGTTATTAATAAACTCTTTGAAGTATGGGTTCTCTTCCTTATTGATATACCCATTAGCACCCATATCCATACCACGACTTGATTGTACAGTGAAACTGAAATGTCTATGCCGTGTGATTTGTGCTAATACTTTTTGACTACAAGTCAAGTCCAATGTTGCTATGGAGTGTTCCATAACACTCAGATGACCTGCTTCGATAATGTGTAGTAGAGCTTTATCCCCAATCGTACGATTGTAACATTTACCCGTTGCAATCTTAACAGCATCAATCTCTGTTGATTGGATGACTTCTACATTGTAATCTGACATGTTATATCGCCTTATATATAAAAAAGAAAAGATGGGTATACACACGAAGCGTATACCCAATATCGATTAGATATCATAGTTTGTCTTAGGTTCCCCTAAGATAACATATAGCATACCTTCATCTTCATCTGTCATGTAGGTAATATTGAAGTTATTCGCTTGACGCTTCAGCATTTCCATACGGGCTTCATAGTATTCTACGGAGTTATTTCCGATTTCAATACTTAGAATCCCTTGCTTCGCATCTTCTTCTGCTAATTCCTTCATGATTTCATATTCTTGGTCTTGTGGCTCTGGTGCATCATCGAAGTACAACTTATGTACTTTAGCAAATGGTGTACAAGAACCTGATAAACCAGGAGATGAACTAGAGTATACGTTAATATCCAAATTACCAAGATAACTTGGATGGACACCTCTAAACTTAACATTGATATTACGGTCGGATTTAGAACCTAAACTATTAGGACCTTTCACCGTATATCGTAATGCTGAGAAGATATCGAGGTCATTTACTCGATCATCATATTTAAGCAACTGAGACGTTTGCAATAGTTGCAATACAATATTCCCAGGGAACTTAAAGATGTTCTCAACTTGTTTAAACGTCGCTTTACCTTGAGAAGATAAGAGACGGTTAACGCTCTCACCAAGACGCATGGATAACATAGATGCAATATACTCATTTAAACGAAGTCGTTTAGTGGATAGATCCATATTATTCTTTTGCTTCAACTCAGCGAAGTTTTGAATCATCCATCGAACGATGGAATAGATAGATTGCTTATTGATTTCAGATACCTTTAGGATATCTTTAGTTGTCAAATCCAATAAGCGTTCGAAGAATGTGATAGTACTATTACCAGAATCACGCATCTTGTGAGCTGTCTTAGTGAATAATCCACCGATATGCTCAGTCCAATAATCGATATCTTCTAGGTCCTCTATAGTAGTACGAGTACTCATACATTCTTTCAACATAGCTGTTACCGCCTTCACGTACTGGTACTTATCGAAGAAATGACGACGCACTTTCAAGTAAATATGTTTATTTACCTTGAAGTAATAGTGTTCTTCATCTTCAGGATATGGTTCAGATACGGCATCAATGATGCGTTCTACAGCAAAGTAACCAAGGGTAGCATGGAACCCAATCTTAGCAAAATAGAATAGGAAGACAGGAATCTCCCGTTTAAATAACGCTAAGAAATAACTAACTACATCGAATGAATCACCTCTTGAATCCGTCAATGTGTTGTGACGTGTATTCACAACGATTGGCATTAATGATTTCAGAGTGATACCATTCTTACTTACATACGTACTATTATCAACCAATTGATACAATAAGAAATATTTCTTATCTTTCAAGGTCATATAGTTATTATGGTCTTTCTTAGGTAGTAAGATGGAACGAGTGATAATCTTAGATTTAAACTCGTTGTTATCGATACCTTCGATATGGAATCGCATTGTCAATTCAAACACCCTATCGGATTTGATATAGTGGTATTTGATATGCTCTTCCTTCTTCTTTTTCTTTTTTCGACTCGTGATGTATTTATTGATGTCTATTTTCGATTCATCATATTCAACACTATAGTCGATGAATTGAATGGATCGAATGACTTCCAATGATTTGAACACATTCACGACGAAATCAATTAAGTCATCTTCATATTCACGTTTGATCAACTTCATATTCAGTTGATCTTCGTTAATATTCTTAAAATTTTTAATAAACTTCTTCATGCGACAAGCTCCCCAAACAAAAAAGTTTCTTGATAAGTAGGGTTACCCAGATAGAGATATAACGTCTCTATCTGGGTATTTGATACTAGTCTTCAGTAGAAGTATCGTTCTTAGCGCCCAGTTTAAACACTTCACCAAGTGTTACGAATGGCACCAAGTTGCCTTCTTTTTCGCCTTCTTCGGAATCGCGAATTGTTGTACCCAAAGTCATAATGGAGTCCAGTACCACTTCAACAGGTTTGTTACCATTAGCTTCAGTTTCAGCTGCTAAGTGTTTAGCAAACTCTTCTAACCATACTAATACAACTGTGGATGCAACTTCAGGTTGCACAATATTCAAGTTGTATTCTTTACTACGTAGATGTGCGACTGTTGCAGTATCAACTGCTTTCACAAAATCGCGGCTTTCTTTTTGTACTTGTCTTGGACGGAATCCCATTTCCATTTCCTCCTTAAAACTAAAAATGACATGTCATATGCGTATAGCATATAATGATGTTAACTTCCCTATAGTTATTTACTATCAAAGCCAAATCGTTCATATGCTTCAAATACGCCAATTACTGGGATATTATGGTCGCGTGCTTTCTTGATTTTACCGCTGTTACCAGTCGGATTATCTGCGATGACTAGACCCACATCACCAGTTACTGAGTTAGCTACCTCAATACCAATTGAGCTAAGATATTCCTCAAAAAGTTTATTCCTGAAACCAGTGAATACGACTTTCAAAGATACATCTTTCGATTTGGTTATCTTGACATGGTCGAGTAAGAACTCAATCAAATCTCGATTCTCTTCAATACCATCGATGATTTTCTTTGCAGTCGTTTCTTTGATTCCTGGAATTGTGCATAATATACTTTCATTACCAGGAGAAATATCTAGCAACTCATGTATATGATATATACTCAAAACTTTGTTAAAGATTTTCCGACCAATGCTTGGAATACCGATAGAACCAATGACTCTATCAATCGTCCCAGAAGCATTATTGATCGATTCAACCATATTGATAAAGCTCGTTTCACCAAACCCTTCGAGGTTAATGACCTCATCTCGTTTGGTATGGAGCATATACAAATCTTGGATATTTTTAACTATCCCAGCATGGTATAACGCTTCGATAGTAGCTTCGCCAATATTCTCCATATTCATCTTCTCACAATAATTATAGATTTTACCTATCATACGAGATGGACAGGATGTATTACCGCACATATATTCTGGGTTGAATACTAATGGTTCACCACAATATGGACAGTTAGTAATCGGTTCGATTCTAGGATTACCAGAACGATGTTGTTCACAATGTTCATCTACTAAGAGGTATGGAATAATTTCATACTTCACATTAACCATATCGCCTTTAGCGAGTTTCAATTCATTGAAACGGTCATATGAACCCAAGCTAACGGACTTAATCGTCTTATTATTGAACTCAAATGGTTCTACCTTAGCTGTGAAAGATACTTTACCCATTAACCCAATATCCTGCTTTACATCCAATACAGTTGTATAGTTAGATGGTTTCGGGAACTTATAGGCAACTTCAAAATTATTCGTTCCCTTACTTTCATTACGACCAAGATGGTCAATGATATCTTGCTGAGTAAATCGAATAACTAACCCATCACATTCATACGGGAGTTCATCGATGAACTTCTTTGCTCGTTTGATATAGACGGGTAAGTGTTCCGCTGTGAAATCACCTGCTTTCACATAGAAGTCTTCAAACTCATATGGTGGGCAAGCAAACATTCCTTCACCACACTTAGAATGGTATGGAATTAGTTGATTCCCGGATTGTAACATCAATGCACAGATTGACATATATTGGGCATGAATATCAGTGAAACTTACAGAGTTAGTTAAACTAGTAATCGCAGAGCGTTCATTGATAAGTTTACCATCACCGAACTTCTCATTGTATTCTGGAAACTTATCTTTTCGCATAATACATTCGATTTTCATACCCAACTCTTGACCTTTTAGGGCTTTTGGTACTAGATGAATTAGATTTACATCTTGGAATAGTGGTGTTCTATCACTACCAATTCCTAAATCTTTATCGCCACGAGTAACGGCTTTGATTACATGACCTCGTTCGTCTAAGGATAATTGAATGGATACACCATCATACTTAGGATAGAACGAAATAATGATTTCCTCTTTAGGGTCTCGTTTCATTCCACGAATCTTTTCCATACGGTCTTCAAACCATTCCATAATGGAACGATGTGTCGCAATCGCATTTGGATCGTTCAGCCGTTCTTCCTTAGTGATATAATGAACCTTTTCCATAGAACCCTTTAACATTGGATAATCATGTTCCAATTTCATGCGTTCCATCGAGTGTTCTTCATGTTTATCTTTATGAATCATATTACCAGTCAACTCAATATAGATTTCATGGAGCTGGTCATATTCAGCATCGCTTAATGGAGTTACTTTTCCAGTACGATAGATATCATCCATCATCAATAGAAAGTTTCCTAACGCAGTTACATTAACTGCC